TGGCATCGTTGCCGGTTGTCTCCGACAGAGCAAAATGCCGAAAGGACCAGATGCGCTCGCAGCGAACACGGACGCGCCTAATCCGCGTCACGCACCCAGCAAGGCCGACAGCACCCCGGCGCCGATGACACCCATTGCAAGCCAGAACGCTGGCAGATCGAACAGCACACCAAGCACTAACGCGCCAATAACCCACGCAGGAATGTGCCCCATCTTGCGGCTCCTTACCTTCTCCGACTGCGTCTAGACGTTAGACGACGAGGGCGTGGGTGGGAGTGAGTCAAAATGACTCAGCAAATGCGGCGTGTTTCTCGTTGATGAACTGTTCGGAGAAGGGGTATTGTACGAACAGTCTTCAGAGCAAGAAGAGCGAAGCACATGGCGAAGTCGCACCTCAAGCTGGTCACGCCAACCACCGTAAAATGAACAGTCATGCCCAGGCGGCTCCCCAACGCGGAACTGCGTACTCGCGAGCACCTGACTGAGGCCGAGGTCGAGCGCCTAATGAACGCCGCCAGGAAGAACCGATGGGGGCACAGGGACGCCTCGATGGTTCTTGTGGCCTATCGGCACGGCCTGCGGGCTTCGGAAATCTGCGATTTGCTTTGGGAGCAGATCGACTTCACTTCGGCCACGCTGCATGTCCGGCGACGCAAGAATGGCAAGCCAAGCACCCATCCCATACGCGGCGACGAGCTACGGGCGTTGCGGAAGCTGAAACGTGAGGCACCCAAGTCGCCGTTCGTGTTCGTATCCGAGCGCGGCGGGCCATTCACGACGGACAGCTTCAATTGGCTGGTCAAGCGTGCGGGGAAGAAAGCCGGTTTGCCATTTCAGGCGCACGCGCACATGCTGCGCCATGCCGCCGGTTACAAGCTGGCAGGCGACGGGCACGACACCCGCTCAATTCAGGATTATCTCGGCCATCGAAATATTCAGCACACGGTGCGCTACACGGAGCTATCACCAACTCGGTTCAAGGACTTCTGGCGCGACTGAAGCGCGGCTTGTCTCGACCATCGCGGCCTCGCATTCCCGGCGGCTCTCAGGTCGATGCTATACTGTAGCTCTAAGATATTGATAACATTGGATTTTATCAAGGTTGCAATTTGTTGCAAATGTAACAAATAAGCGTATAGTGCTTTGTTGTTTGATAAAGAATCAACGGAAATCAAAAATGCCTCGCGGTGGTAAGAGAAACGGCGCTGGCAGGAGGCGCGGCTCGGTCAGCAAGCTCGACAAGAAGGTGCGTCAGGAAGCTGCTGCGAGCGGGATACTGCCACTTGATTTCATGCTGCAAATAATGCGCGACGAAACGGCGGCTGACGCGCGCCGGGACGAAATGGCTAGAGCCGCAGCGCCGTACCTCCACGCGAGGTTAGCGTCGCATACCATCTCCGGTGATCCAAACAACCCACTGAGAACGGTCCGCACCATTGAACTCGTTGTCACCAGTAAACGAGAAGACTTCGTCACCGTTGCAGATAGCCGTCGCGCCTTGCTTTCGCCCGCTGGTACAGGCGGCGAGATATAAGGGTGCCCACGGCGGACGCGGCAGCGGCAAGTCTCACTTCTTTGCCGAGCTACTGATCATCAACTGTCTGCGGCGACCGGGTCTACGCTGGGTCTGCCTGCGTGAGATACAGAACACGCTGAAGCAATCGAGCAAGCTGCTGATCGAGGATAAAATCCAATACTTCGGTGTGGGCAGCGAGTTTGGCATCAAGGAAGATCATATCGAAACGCCCGGTGGTGGAATCATCATCTTCCAAGGCATGCAGACCCACACTGCGGAGAGCATAAAGTCGCTGGAAGGTTACGACGGCGCGTGGTTCGACGAAGCACACCGCGCCAGCCGATCATCGCTTGGGCTTCTGCGCCCTACTATCCGCAAAGAGCGCAGCGAGCTTTGGTTCAGTTGGAATCCGTATACAGAGAAAGACCCCATCGAGCAGTTGCTGCGCTCGGACCAGACACCACGGGATGCAATCGTCGTTGAAGCGAACTACAACGACAACCCGCTGTTTCCCGACGTGCTTCGCGGCGAGATGGAGTACGACAAGAGGCGCGATTCTGACCGCTATGCCCACGTCTGGATGGGCAAGTATCAGCGCAGCAGCGAGGCAGCGGTGTTCCGTAATTGGAAGGTTGAGGAGTTTGAAACACCACCAAACACGCGGTTCTACTTCGGGGCCGACTGGGGTTTTGGCGTCGATCCCACGGTCCTCGTTCGATGTTTTATTGACGGACGAAAGCTTTACGTGGACTACGAAGCGTGGAAGGTCGGGTGCGACATTGATCACACGCCCGCTCTATTCGGTGGCGACGATCCGGAGGGCCGTTGGGAAAACCCGTTCCGCTGGCAAGGCGTCCCCGGTTCAAAAAGCTGGAAGATCATCGCCGACTCAAGCAACCCGCAGGCCATCGCCTATCTCAAGAAAAAAGGTTTCAAGATCGAGCCGTCGATCAAGGGCACCGGCAGCGTCGAGGAGGGCATCACATTTCTGAAGGGCTATGACATCATCGTGCATCCGCGTTGCCCGCACGTTGCCGATGAACTGGCTGACTACAGTTGGAAGATCGACAAGCACACCGAAGAAGTGCTGCCGCTGCTAGAGGACAAGAAGAACCACACCATCGACAGCCTGCGCTACGCTGTCGAGCTTAAGCGGCGCAGCAACTACGATAGCTCGATGGCTTGGGTGTTAGGACCGGACAAGGCAGCATGATTTGATCGCAGTCAGCGACGCCTTTGCCGGTCATGCTTGCGGCGACTAACAATGTCGCCGTAAGCTATCAGGTGCTGCCACGGGGGGCATTTACAGTGGCATTTCGGGCGGTTACCCGCCTCTGGCAAGGGCTGATCTGATGCTGCTTGTCTGTGCGGTCATCGGCCTGATCTTGCTGACCGCGCTGTCCGCATGGCAGATGCCGAAGCCGCCGCGAGCGCCCCACAGCAAGGGTCGCGACGGTGTCGGAGGGGTACGGAAGAAACATTCCAGCCGGTCGGGCGTTTTCGGTGACATTTGGAACGGCGGGAGCGCCGACGTCGTAGCCGCTGCATGTGCTTGTTACGCCTGAAGTCGAACCCAAGGTTCAAGCCCGCCGCTCCGGGTGCTACTTCATCATCGTCGGGTGGACTTTGGGGGCGCATAACGAAGAGCCGCGCCTGTACGCTCGCACGCTAACCTAAAGCACTCTCGCCCAGTTGCGGTTGTGTCCTTCTGATCATCTACCGCGCCCACTGGGGCTGGTATTTTGAGAAGAGCGCACGCGTCTTCAATCTCGGGCGTTGAAAAACTCACGGGGCTGGGCGCGTGCGCGAATACGTTTCGTATCAATCTAATCATATCCAAGGTTTTCTTTGTCTCTTCGCCGAAAAGACCCATGTCATATCCCGTACGGATTTTTTTGGCGAAGTCATGGGTACGATGTTTTTTAGCGATAGCTGATTTGCGCTCAATCGCAATCTGCAGGGAGTTTTCGAGATTTGTTGCGAGCAAAATCGCTGCACCTCTGTCGTTTCTGTTACCCCCAGCACCGACGCCCATACCGCCAAATCCTGTAAGAACTTCCTGAAAATAGTCTACAGTCTCTGACTCTATGCTTGGCCTGTTGATAAGCGCTCTCAAGGCACTCTTGACCTGCTCTCGCGCTTTCGGCGCTTTAGGAGCCATGGAAGTCCTCCCGTCACAGACATCAAAGTTATCATTGCCACAAATGCCCGCGCGGCACGCCGCTTCCTGCCACCATTGGTTTGCTTGTGTGAGCGAAAGGATCGGCACTGTGCACGCCGCATGGCCGGGGCGACGCTCACGTGCGGGGCCAAATGCGGGGGCGTAGAGCACGCCCTGCCGCCTCTGCGGTGGCTCAGGATGCGCTATTGAGGAGTACGGGCCATATCAGCACCATGACCACGAACGCCCCCAAGACCACGCTGGGGGCGGCGGCTGGCGGTCAACTTCGCCAAGCTGCCGGAGCGGCATTTCTCTTAATTCAGCGAGGTTCGAGATGGGGTGGGTTAGCCTTATCCCACAGGTCTTTTGCCAGCTGC